CTGCTGTATCAAACGGGTCAGATCAGTTTTCATCTGCTGTCTGATTGATGCGTCTGCATCGTCCCACATTTCTTTCATATTACGAATAATATCTTCTGTATACTCTTTCATGGAATCATCCATTTTTCTCTTTGATTCAGCATCTTTGGAATCTCGATAATGTCTGCGATTTTCACTGTATCTGTCGTAGGTTTCACCGTATCTGGACTGCTTATGGTTCATTCCATCCATCCTCATATCACTACGGTCTGGATGATAACCCATGCGGTACATATT